GGATTAAAGCTCGCCAAAGTGTCGGCCATTGGGTCAGCAGCGGTGTAAGGTTGGGCCCCAAAGAACTCAGATCTTCTAACTGATGTACTGCTGTGCAATTGGGACGTAGTCGACTGTTTACCCATCAGAACCTCACGTGGCGTGACATCTTGGCGACCGGCATTCCAAGCTGGGTTTTGAGTGAGTTCACATAGCGTTGCAGATCTGCGCGTTTGATGGGCGAGTATTTTGTTTTGAACCCTTCGTATTCCACCTCGACCTCATGCGCGCCGGTGTTGAGTTTGTGGAGAGCATCTTCAGCTTCTTTGAGCCTTTCCTGCAAAACGCTAGTTTCCGTCATATGCTACTCCTGCGAACCCACGTGGGCGGGTCTTTTGTTCTTTTGATTTCGATGGGCTTGGATGTGCATCTGCAACTACTCTTGAAGCCGCTTCGAATAGATCGAGCTGGTTAACTTCAGGGGCAACGCCTCGCTTGGCAGCAAGCTCATCCCACTGCGCTTCCGTCATGGAAACCCAACCTTTGCGCCGTGCAGCGGCTTCGGCATAGTTCATGGCATCTAGCGCTTCATTGCGCCTGGATGGCTCCACCAAATCCCACTTACTCGTAACGACACCGGTGCGGGATCTGACCAGAACCCGAACTTCCGATGTGATCATGCGGTACACCTCATCCTCAAAGCCGCGGGCAAAATGGACATATCCGCGCTCTTCCGGGTCTTCTTTCTTGAGATGCGCAAAGAAATCGCCCTTCATCTGCGACACGTTCAGGATAAAGCCGCGCTTTTGTCGGCGCTTCGCCTTCCCGTCTTTACGGCGCTCATACTTCATCGGCACCATCGTGCTGCCACTCTGGGATGAGCTGCCTTTAACAACGATCACCCGGCTATAGTCCGCATGTGTTGTGGCCCAGCTCCAGACATCATCAGAATAGGTGCCGCCATCGATCGCAAGCGCATCAAGTTGTAAGGGTAAGCCAAGCGACGTCAGCCATGTTTTAGCAAGGTAGGAATCCAGCGCATCACGCCCCTCTTGCGTACCGATGTGGTACGGGATCACCACGTAATCGACGACCCAGCGCTGCTTGTTGGGGCCAAAGGCCACCACTTCCAGCTCGATTCTGTCGTCTTGGCAATCCACGCCACCTGTCAGCAAAACACCGCAAGATGGAACAACGCCCCGATCCAGAACCATGCCAATTTCGGCGTTTTCCACACGGTTGCGCAGATCTTCCCATTTCGGAGCATCTGTCTCTCGCTCGTAGGGCAGACCAAGAACATCATTCCAGAAGGTCTGTTCTGTTTCGTCCTCAACATCCTCGCGCATGCTTTCGGCGCTTGCGCCGGTCACACTCACCTTTGACCAGCCCATTACTCTGGCATAGTCCATTGCGATCGACGCCCAGTCGCGTTGCGGAGCGTAAGCTCTCCACAAATGGAACCCCGGATGATCCCCGGCTGGGTTTTGCGGAACCCATCGGCCTGCACGCACGATCTGCTCCTTGAAATCGTGTGTGATCGCTTTTTTGCACCTGTCGCATGTGAAATGCGCAGATCCCAGCCGCTCAGGATCAATGCTGGCCAGAAAATTTTCCCAGGTCAGTGGCGCTTCGTGGCCACAATGAGGGCAAGGCACATAGTACAACCGCTGATCGCTGCGATCATACGCCTTGGAAATCCTGCACGTGCCCAATTCTTGAGGCGTCGATACGCGGGCAATTTTCGCGTCTTCGAAACCAGAAGCCCGGCTTTCTGCCAGAAACTCTGGATCACCTTTCGGTGTCATTTCGAATTTTGCCAGGTCATCCAAGATCACCAACCGGCGAGATGTCCCGGCAAGGTCATCCGGCGACCCAGCCGAAGTGATTTTTAGGCTGCCGTTTCGGCTTAGGGTTTCCTGATTGAACTTTGCATCCTTATTATCGCCACCACGACCTGTTCCAAAAGTAGCGAGCAGGCTTGGTGACTCGCGGCGCATTGGAAGCCACTTATTGTCGACCCACTCAGTCGCAGCGCTATGCGTCGGATGGACGACCAAGCTATCAAGCGGGCCGTATTCATGCCACGCACCGATCGTCGGATTGATGATCGAAACCGTTTTGCCCCACTGCGCCGAGCCCCGGATCGTAACTTCACGCGCAGCATGTTCTGGGCTCAGTACCTGGTGGATTTCGCGCAGGAACGGGAACCGTTCAATTCGAAATGGCCCAGGCATGGGAGATCTATCATCAAACTCGATATTTTCTTCACACCAGCGCGTAATATCGGGTGGTGGTGGTGGTGCAATAGCCGTGGCAATCGCGCGCATAACGACCGCTTCAGCAGAGATAAGAGACCCCATCAGATATCCTGATCACGCTCGGTTTGCGACATGCCAACATTTTCAGCTTGCTGTTGTGCATGATCGGCACGAACAGCGCGATGGGCCCGCCAGAACTCAATCAAGATCTGCCGAACCTCCCGATTTTCGACACCCAGGCGATCCGCCACCTTACGGGCTGCGTCGCGCAGAACAGTTTCAAATTCAGAAACTTCTTTCGCAATTTTCTGGGCTACAAGATGCTCAACCTGAGAAGCCAGAACGTACTGACCATCCTCCACGGCATTTTGGCGACGAAGCTTGCGCGCCTCTTCTTCCGCCTTGAGCGTCCGCGCCAGCTCATATCGATCAAGATCTTTTTGCGGCAGCAGGCCCGATTCATTGAGATTTTCAGGCTCTGGCACTGCATCGGGCACCTCGCCAATCCTCTCAAGATCCCTTAGCCGTCCACGGGTTGCGGCCCCGTTACCCATCATTTGCCCAGCATCGAGCTTTTTGTTCAGGGCTTTGGCCGCCGCCGCTAGATCAAAACGACGCTGCCGACCTGTTCCCTGATAACACCCGTCAAGCTGCCCCCCAGATACAAGCTGACTGATGCGCCCTTTCGAGAGCCCCAGAGTGCTTGCGAGTTGGCTTGCGGTGACGGATGTCATCTAAATCCCCAGTAGTTGAGCCCCTCAACCACGCTAAACCCCGAAAAGGTTTAGGCTTTTACAGTTGTTTAGGCACACAAAAGCTCCGGCCCTCGCGCCCCCGTATACGCGGTAATCCCGAAGAAGGACCCGCGAATTTCACTGGAAAGGGGGTGGGCTGAAACCAAGAGCGCCCGCAGGCATCATTCCTGCGGGCGCAAATCGGTCGAGTGCAATATGTCAACGGAGTGACTTTCAAGTCAAATGGTTTTTCCAGGGCTCACGGTCAGGCATCTGATCGGTGACTTTGAACGAACTCAGATTATCGAACATCTGGAAGGTGTTACGAAGATCCAACAAAGCCCCGAACCACTGCAAATAGTTCCGCCGCGCCATACCAATCTCACGCGCGGTGCCTGAAAACATCACCGGGCAAACATATCCCCAGTCTTTCCCCTTGATCTGATGGCTTGGCCAGCGTGTTTTCAGATCAGTGTTGTACTCACGAACAGCATGGGCCCCATACTTGCTGTTTCGCCAGGCTTTCGGTTCGCAACGTGTAACTAATCCCGCGCCCCAATCAGGTGAAGCATCTGCACGAGCAAGCTCAGCGATCCAAATCGCCATCCGCCGACCGCCAACAAAGTCGGGCAAGACAGAAAGTGCGTCCGCAACAAGGGTCGCATCAGGATGAGGCTCAGATGTTCCGCCACCATCGACGCGACAACCAAGCTTTGCACGCTCGATCATAATCCATTCCAAGCCAAAACATGGATCATCCTCGATGGAGGATGCATCGAAGCCATCCACATCAAATGAAATCTTCGCAAACTCCCTTTGAAAGGCCCAACGCAAAAGATCTTCGATGCCAACCTCTGTTCGTAAACGCCCACGCCCCGGGCGCACCACGGTTTTCGTTTCCAATGCAAGTTTAGCATTGCCTTCAGAAACCTTGCTCATCCCCATGATCGACCTCAATTCCCACAATTTTGCGGGCGCAAATGCCCGGCGCTATCTGTTACGCGCAGCGCAGCGCCGTAACGCAAACGTAACGCAGTGATGAAAGTGGATAACCTATTGTTATTTATATCTTTTGTTGAAAACAAAGTAATTAGTAACAGCGTTACATCCAATCCAATGACAGCATTCAGGCGCGCACAGCCAACACATGCGCTCAAAAGCGTTACGCTGTAACCAATGGCTCCATTTCTGTATTTTAACATATTAAAACAGTCACTTACCCCGTTACACCTACCGTTACGTTTGCGTTACACCTGCGCCCAAAGCGTAACGAATTCCTATGCATCACTGTCATATCCACAGGCCTCATCGGCCTGACCTTTCCCACCGGGGAGAAACCGCGCGGGGATCAAAGACCCACGTGAGGCCCGACCAGCAACCCGAACCGGACGGGGGGATTTCCTGATGCTGCTTTCGGTCTCCAAGGCCGCCACATGTCCGCCGCCCTTCCACCGCGTCCCGGCCATTGCGCGATCCAATAGAGGATTGCCGCCATTGACGATAAAAAGATCCTTTTCGCCCGCGTCACCGGCCATCATGCGCAAACCAAGCCGCCCGAGCAGCTTGTTGCTGTAATCCATCTCTCCGTTGATTTCCTGTATCTGTTCGATCAGCTCAGCCACAGTTACCGCCCCGCCATGATCCTTGTTGATGTAGGTGCCAAATAGCGTGGAAAGGAAGCGCTCAGCCTCACCCGCTTCTTCAGCCTCGCGGGTCACGTCAATCAAGGGCTGCGCTATCTCTTTTGCCCGCGCTATACGATCCGCCAGCGGTTCCCCCGAATGGGGATCAACCAAAGGCGCGTCAAACAGCATCAGATCCCAGCCCGCGAGAATGGCACCAACTGTGTCACCAGTACGATGCACACCACCCATCCCCTGAACCATCGCATTATAAATCCGAAACGTCCTGTCCCAGCGCTCTGGCGCAAGAGACAGCATTCGCCCCCAGATCTTGGCCCCCAACTCTTTGGCGTCATCCTCCAAATCCTGAAGCTGCAAAGCCTTGGTCTCGGGATCGCCAGTTGCCGGGATAGGGCCAAGTGACAAGATGACAAATCTCGATTGATCCTGCGGAGCCATGCTGCCGGGGATGATAGAGGCCAGCAATCCCGCGCCATACAGATTGAATCGAACACCCGAATGATCGCTGGTGCCACGTTCAACCTGCGCACCTTCAGCCCCAGACATAAGGCGAAACAGGGATATCACCTCTTCAATCGCCCCGCTGCCGGTCTTTTCCGCCTCATCAAAGACCCGCGCGACGGCCATGTGATTGGTGGTCTGGCGCATTGCAGCCGCGCTGGTCGAGTTCTTCACGCCCAACGACATCGCACCCATCAACAGCGAAATGATATTGAGTAAACTTGTTTTCCCGCCCCCATGCTTCCCCTTGATCCAGCAATGCGCGCGCCAATCGGGGTACTGGCCCAATACCGCCTGCCCGATGAAGCCGATCAGAACATCCGCAGCGCTGGCCGTCTGCCACGCCCAAAAGTCCCGAATGCGATCCCGCACAAAGGCGATATCGCTGGCCGCACAAAGATCCACTGACGGCGCTGGCCGCGACGGCACAGCGGGATAAAGCGCGCGATTGATCATTCGGCCCTGCCGGGGTTCTTTGTCATTCACGATCAGATCTTCACCCAGATGCACGATGGGGTGACCGCTTGCGCCGCGCCAGGTGCCGAAATGGCGAACCTGCATTGAGGGATCGAACAACGGCATGCGACTACAGGCACCCATCAGGGCATCTGAAACGCCGGATACATTGAAACCGCTGTCCCGCTTACCCTCTGGCGGCGCGAGATTGCCAAGATGACTTATCGGATCTAACGCACCAGAAACCAGCGCAACCAGATTGCCGCGATGGTTCAATTGCCCGGCACTCAACTCGGTCAACTCGCCTCGCGCCGTCAGAAAGTAAAACTTGCCACCGGCCATCCCCAGAGGCTGTACCGGAAAGCCTCTGGGGATGGCCGGTGGCAGCAGGTTCCCCGCGTCACCACCATCATCAATCATATTAGGCCCATCATCAGATGAGGGCGGGGCTTCCCCCCGAGGTGAAATGTCAAAAGGCGGCTCATCTTCTGAAAATGCACCTTCTGGCGGCGGAACATCTTCGGCATCCTCAAATGCTGCGCGCACCACCTCGCGCGGATCTGATCGGGGTGCGGGGTCCGGCTCTGGCAGCCCCGCAACCAGAGCATTCAGCAGTATTTCATCGGCCTGATCCCCAGCGATTTCCGTGATTTCCTCACGAATTTTGAGGGATGCGCGCAGATCATCGATTGCAACCACATCCCGTTTCCCGACATGATTTGCGGCAGTCACAACGCCGAGCGCTTCCAGTTGCCCGACGATGGCCGAGGCCCTGTTGTAACCAATCTTGAGAGACCGCTGGACGAAACTGGTCGAACACTTCCGCTCTGACCAGACCAAAGCGACAGCCCGCCGAAAAAGTGTTTCCATATCTGGTTTTGCCACGCCACCCACCTTAGAAATAGTCGTTCAGATCCACACCCTCACCGGGGTGGACGATTTTGGCGCGCAGGCCGGGATTTTGGGCCATTGCCCGACGCGCACCAGACAAAAGCTTGGCCCGCGTCATGTCCGGCGCTGAATCGCCGTCTTGGATCAGGTAATACTCTTTGACCCATGGCGGGGGCACAAAGGCCTCAGTGTCAGACATGTCAGGCTGGCCAGAATATCGCTGGCCTTTAACCCTCAGCATCCGGCCCGCCATATTGCCCAAATCCACGCCGACCCAATAGGCCGCATTTTCGACCGGAGCCGAGACCATCGCGCTTAGCGTCGTCTCGATCCCCTCGCCCATCACCAATGCGGTGGCCCCCGGTGGGGTATACAGACGGATCGCATTCCCCTTTTTGGATCCTCGGACCAATTTGGCTTTGTAGTCTTCCCCCAGATAAGAAATCTTGGCCTTACCATGGGGCGGCTCGGGATCTATCCAGGTCTGATGCACCGCAACCAGCCGCCCCGCCGGATTCAGAATGCCTGCGATCATGCAGGGGCCCCGATGCAAGGTGACAAACTCGCCATCAATCTTTTTGACATAGGGATGATCTACCAGGAACCGCAGGGCGACAGGAATATCTGGCAACATGTCAGGATCAATTCCACGCGCCGCAATATAGGGGCCAACCACCCCAAGATGCCCAGGACGCGACCGGGACCAGATTGATTCCGCATCTCGAATGGCTCTTTCCCGATATCTGCGCTTGGCCTTTTCGTCTTCTGCCTGCTGCGCCTCGATACTCGCCTGCGCCTCTTGCTGACGTTTGATGCGGTCGCGGCGCTGGTCTTCAGTTTCTTCCTTGACCCGCTCGCCGCAAAGAAAGGTCAGTGCTTCACCAAAGTCAAACCCCCTGACGTCCCGCACCAGCTGGATCAGATCACCACCTTTCAGACCGCAACGGCGGCAAAAGTAGAGGCCGGTTTTCTCATCAATGTTGAAGCGATCAACAGGCCCGCTTTTTGGATTGTGCCCCGAAGAACCACACTCAGGGCACGGCCCGCAAAGGTCCTTCCTGTTCGGCGCAGGCTTCAAATCATGGATCTTCAGCAACGCCAGAACCTCTGACACGGGCTTGGCCTTCGCATCAACATATCTGGGATCTTGCGGAAACGACACTTTACACGCACCCCGCAGATTCCTGCCAGGCAGAAACACGATGCGCCGCCGCATGGCTGTAATAGGTCCGCAACTCAAGCTTGACCCGCAAAAAGGCCTGATATCGCCCCCGAACATCTTTCTGCCGCAGCATCACGGCAACCGCATCGCGAAGCGGCACCAATTCAGGCGGGGCACAGATACAGTCGCCTAACAACTTCTGCAGCTCGCCCAGAAACAACAGTGCGCTGCTGCCTTCCAAGCCATTCAGGCTCAAATAGACACAGGTAGAGACCAGGGCCGTTTGCGCCTCCCGGTAGCGATCTGGCTGTGTTGCCGGTGCCCCCATGACGTCACCAGCCCCCAGACGGCGGAACGACTGGGAATGAGCGCAGCCATTCATTCACCTCGCTCCGGGTCAGGACACAATGCGACCGAACATGCTGAACAGTCGCTTGCGGGGCATAATCTCCATCCCAAAAACGCGCTCTGAAGGCGCGAAGCTTCTCGATCAAAAGATCTTTTCTCATCTTGGGGTCATAGGTATCTGACCCTTTCACCTTTGAAGGCACCTCAGCCAGCAGTTCCAGCACCCGCTTTTTGGTGATGCGGCTGGATAAGAGCTCAAGACGCCATGCAGATGAGGTTGCTTCAGACAAGACCGGCCCCCTTTTCAACTTGAATCAGCTGGCTGCGCTCATCGGGATAGCGGATAGGATAATCACCGGACCGGATTAGCCGATCACGACAGGGCGCAATCCGCGACTTCACCGAAACAACTGACGCCGGATCATCCGTCTTCAACCAAACCAGCCACTGATAGGCCGTGGCCGTTGACGGCTTTATCCACGCACCTTTCCCCTTGTTCGCCTTGGGATCAAAATATGGTTCATTCGGATCGCGCAGCCTGCCCGCATGAAGCGGCACACGCTCAACAAATGGAAAAGCATAGGCCTCGGGGAACAGCTCAAACAACTCACGATACCGCTTAGCCCCCTCATCAAAGGCTACACGCACAAACATCGCCACACCCACCCGCGCATCCTGAAGCGCGCGCAAAATGAAATCGACAGCCAAACGAAACGGCGGGTTGGTGATGATCCAATCAACGCCCCGTTTCCGATATGGCCAGTCCAACAGATAATCCGACCGCGCTGACATGCCCGGATACCCGTAATCGTAAATGTCTGTCGCAACGACTTCGCGGAAATACTCAGCAAGTGGCCGCACCAGAAAACCCCGGTTGCAAGCGGGATCGCAGGCAACAGCATTACTCAGATCATGCCCATAGGCCTGCAATTTCTCACAAAGCGCGCGCACCGCCCAGGGGTGGGTGGGGAAATCATCTAGACTGTCATGCGCTTCAACACGCTGCTGCATCACCGCGCTGGATCTGTTCTGCCCGCTCATGCTGCACCCGACCCGTCGCGCAATGCGCGCTCTGCCGTCTCAAAGGCCGCAAGACTGGCGCGATAGAACCGCCCCGGGTGACCAGCTGCCAGACGCCGATAGAACGCCACCCACCGCCGGGCCTCATCAAGGCTGCCAATCCGCGTGGTGTGATGCGGGCCGATGACCTGCGCCGTCAGCCCATCATCCGACACAACAACCCGCCGAGGCATAGCCGCAAACCTCATGCCGCCACCTTGACACCACTTGGCGTCACATCCGAAAGGCGATAACCAAAAGCATCGGATTTTGTAGGATTTTCACCATGAACAGATTCACCAGCACCTTGGCGGCCGCAATCACAGTCGCAGCGACAACCAGCACCGCCCAAGAGGTCGATTTCTCGCCCTTTGACCGAGAGAAGGTCATTCTGCTTTGTGAACTTAAGGACACCGACTTTGTCGAAACACTTGCTTGCTTCGAAAAGATGCAAGCAGCCCATAATGCCGTGATGTCCTGGCAGCCCACCACGCCAGAAAACCGGGAACGTGTTGTCGCCTACTGCGATGGTGGTTGGCAAAATTGGGTCGGCACAGCGCAATGTATCGAACACGCTGACCTTTGGCTGGAAATATTTAAAACGATGAAAGACCTGCCTAGCGAGGCCAGCGATTCTATCGAAAAAATGTGCCGAGAAAGCGAAACACCTGCGACCTGCGCAAGCGAACAGGCCAATGCCTGGCGAACGCTCTACCAATAACGCCGAAGCAATTGAAAGCCGCGAGGGTCCGGGCTCAACCCCAGAAAACCCGAAACCCCCGCGACCAGCTGCGCTGCTGCCAATCAGCGCAGATCCCGGCGTTATAGAAAGAGGGGCGCGGGGGGGGGGGGGGGTTGGGATATGGGGGGCGCCCGCCCCTCGCGGGGCGCCCGCGGCGCAGCCCCCCGCGCGGGGGGGGCCGGGGGGCGGGGGGGG